TACAAGGGACTACTTGCGTTGGGGGAGGCTATCGAAGAGGAATTAATCTTCGCCGGCCACGGTGACTCAGACCGCGCAACAGAGTATTGCGGGCACGACAAGTTTGCTCGTGCGAGTCAATTCACAGCATTAATCACCAAATACCAATATTCAGCCAAGGAAATCCCTGGTCTGGACCCCATAGCCGCGGCTATTGACGATTTTTTGTCAGCAGAACGGCGTAATAGAAGGACGAACTCAATCTATCGAGCTCATCTTCAGAGGGGTACAGAAAGACATTGGTCGGTGGCGATGGTACGCGACGTTTTTTGTCGCGTATTGGGTAGGACACCTCCTTTCGAGGATGTATTCGACAACTGTGATTACAGTGGGGGCGCAACGACCGACCTTTCAGGTCAAAGTACGCACATGGGCAGAAAGCTCATGGCGGAAAGGCTGGAAGGTACGAAGTACGCCTTTGATCTCTTCAAACATGCCGTCACGCGTAACGCCCACTACAGTTCCACAATGCTTCAGGAACTTGCGGACGAGGCGCGTACGGCCTCTTGTGTTCCACTAAACTCACAAAAATCCCGAGAGGGACTGTGGGCCGAAATGGACAAAAAGTTTGTTGAACAGTGTTGCGACCAGATAAAGGTAGTACCAAAGAAAGCCAAACGTGGTCGCACGATTGGCAAACCGACTCCTGTGAACAACTATATACAGAAGGGTATTGACAAGGTGTTGCGCAATAAACTGTGTAAGATCCTCAATCTCGATTTATCTGTACAAAGCGAAAACGGACTCATGGCGTACGAGGGAAGCCTCGACCATGATTCCGACCCTTATGTTACAATTGACGTAAAGGGAGCCTCCAACTCAGTTTGCTTGGAGCCTATACGCGCCGTTGTTCCCCCCTTGTGGTTCGATCTTCTGAACCGCACGAGGTCAACTCACTATTCAATCACAGAGGAAGGTTATCGGGGAAACCCGGCCTACCAGAATCTGAGGTATGAGATGTTTGTGAGTATGGGAAATGGTTTCTGCTTTCCGCTTGAGACTTTGCTGTTCGCGGCGATCTGCATCGCTGCTCATAGGCATACAGGACAACCTTGCGACTTTCGTGTCTACGGTGA